ACTTGAGGCAATTACTATTTATCTCAAAGAGCGAGCAAAAGGTGGATAAATGGAAGAAGACACCAGAATAATTTTAACCGGCATAGAACCAACTCTTAAAGCTCTTAAAGAGTTTGATAAAAAAGCTGTTACTAAGTTCAATAAAATAGTTAATACTGAATTGAACAATGCTGAAAGTGCTGCTCATCGTTTAGTTGATAGCATTCAAAGTAGAACTACAAATACTCCAATGCGTAATTGGAGACCAACAGCAGCAGTAAGTGGACGAACATGGGGCGGTGCTGGTTGGCCTGCTTGGGATACTAATACAATTAAAGCAGGAATTACTGTCTCTAAAGCGCAACGACGTACTCGTAAAGATTATACTAGTAGTGCAGGCGCCTTGCTAAATACTTCTGACGCCGGTAAAGTATTTGAACTTTCAGGACGTAACAAAAGTAGTGGATCATTTATTGAAAGACTTAATTGGTTTGGCAAAGCTTCTCGTTTGGTTTGGAAAGTTGTAGATAAAGAACGGCCAAGAATTGAAAAAGTAGTAGAAAAAGCATTAGAAGACGCAAAACGTGAATTACAAAATCATCTTGATTCAGCGGGAAAGGTAGACTAAAATGGCAGTTGGTGCAGTAGTCGCCCGCATCCTTACGCAATACTCTGATAAAGGTACAAAAGCCGCAGTCAAAGATATTAGTAAGATGGAAAAGAAGTTTGGCGATTTCGCTAATAGAACTGCAAAAAAGTTTGGTCTAGCTGCAATTGCAGCAGGAGCTTTTGCAGCAAAGATTGGCTATGATGCTGTCAAAGCCGCAATGGAAGATCAGAAGTCTCAAGCACTTCTTGCCAACTCACTTAGAAATACAGTTAGTGCTACAGATGCAACTATTGCAGCAACAGAAGAATACATCACCGCAATGCAAGCAGAGTTTGGTATTGCAGATGATCAGTTGCGTCCAGCTCTTGCAAATCTTGCTGCCGTAACCGGAGATGTCGGCAAAGCTCAGTCTTTGCTTGGTGTTTCAATGGATATTGCAGCAGCAAAAACTATAGGTTTAGATGCTGCTTCTAAACTTGTTTCTAAAGCATACGGTGGAAACATTGGGGCACTTAAGAAACTATTTCCACAAATATCCGCAGCAACTGTTAAATCTAAAGACTTTGCAGCAGCAATGCGTGAGATTTCAGGTGAAACAAAAGGCGCAGCTGCCGCAGCCGCTAATACGTTTGCTGGACAAATGGAACGTATTAAACTTGCTTTCGGTGAAGCATCTGAATCACTCGGTTATAAGTTAATTCCACAAATCAAATCATTTGCTGATCTTATTATTAACAAGGCTATTCCTGCCATTCAAAAGTTTGTAGACGAAAATGGCGATAAAATAGCAAACGGTTTTAAGGTATCAATTCAGTACGGTATTGCTTTTGCAAAGTTAATGTACGATATGTTTAGTTTTGTTGCTAGAAACATTAAAGTATTTGCAACTCTTGGAGCCGTAATTATTGCTGCTTTCTTTGGAGCTAAAGTTGCTGGAGCGGTTGCCGCTTTAGTAACAGGAATTCAAGCAATTATTAAGGTCATGAAAGCACTGCGTACTGTTTCACTTGCATCTGCAGCCGCAACTGCATTGGCAACAGGTGGTATTTCAGCCGCAGCTGGAGCAGCAGCATTTGGAGTTGCTTTAGTAGGTATTGGTGTTGCAGCAAATAAGTTTAATAAAGATTCAGATAAAGCTGCTGATTCATTAGGCAAGTTTGACTTTAATGCTAAAGGATTTTCTGCCTCAGCATCAGATTATACAAAAGGCATAGAAGGAATGACCGGTGCAACTAACGGTCTCACTACTGCAACAAAAGATGCAGCAAAGTCAACAGCATTATTATTACAACTGCAAAAAAAGTTTGGATTAAAAGGACTTAAAGAAACTGATCCAATTACACTTGAAGCGATTCGTAAGAATCAAATCAAACAACAAAAACTTGGTATTTCAAGTCCAACAATCTCATTATTAGCATCTGCTGGACATGGAAACATTGCTAAGAACACAACAATGAATGGTGGAAATATCACAGTCAATGTTGCTGGTTCTGTTGTTTCACAAGGTGATCTTGTAAATGGTATTAAGAATGGTCTTGCAACTCTTATGCGCCGACGTGGTGGCAGTCAGTTTGCGGTGCTCTAATGCCAGCAAATGCACCTACACTTACCGTTTCTTTTAGTAATGGCGGAGCTTTTACGGCTGTTAGTGCTGATCTTTTGCTATCTGTTGAAATCCGTAGAGGTCGTCAATACCAAAATGACTTTTTAGAAGCTGGAACTGCTGATGTTGTATTAAATAACCAATCAGGAGCATTTGATCCAAGCAACACATCAAGTCCATGGTATGGAATTTTGATTGCAGGAATGCAAGTAAGAATTCAAGGCAATTCTACAACCATCTTTACAGGTTACTTAGAAAACAATGAAGTAAACCAAGGTATTTATCCTACAGTTTCATTGACATTTGTCGACGGTCTTGCACAGATTGCCAAAGCAATTGCGCCTGCTCTTGCAACAAGTTCATTTCAAGAAACTGCTTCAGCTAGAGCAACAAGAGCTCTTGATCTTGCTGAGTGGACCGGTGGACGCAGTTTGACTGGAACTACTGTCATGCAAAAGACAAAACAAAATATGAGTTGTCTTGAAATGTTAGAACAATGTGCAAACTGTGTCGGTGGACGATTCTATGTAAGTCGATCAGGAGTTGCAACACTTGTTCCATTGGCTGATAAGTTCAGTCGTCCGACTAGATTATTATTTAGCGATCAAGGCGATGCAAATAGTGTTGGATATGATGGCATCATTACAAATCCTGGAACTGATTATGTTTACAATGAAGCAATAGTATTTAGAGGACCAAAGAAAACTCAGAAGACTGCAAAGTTTACTTCTAGTGTTTCTACATATGGACTAAAGTCCAAAAAACTTGATGCGCCTATTTTTGATGATACAAGTGCTGCAAATCTTGCTTTATATGCCGCTAGAAAAGATGCTGATGCAGTTGTATTAGCTGAACAAATAGATTTTACAGCAATCGGTATTGGTGTACTTGCTACAGATATGCTTGAGACTGAACTTAATGATCTTGTCCAAGTTAAGCGTCTTACATATGATGGTAGAAATATTACGATCAATTGCGTAGTAGAAGGATTGGCACATTCAATTACTGCAGATAATTGGAGAGTTAGTTACTTCACATCTGTAGTTGATCCTTATACGATTACGATTTAGGGGAAATAATGCCACTTTGTCCGCAAATCACAATCACTCCAATTACAGTTACTACAACTGGAATGACTCAGACTTCAATCATTCCCATTGTTGCAGCAACAACAGAAGAGACTGACGAACTTCAAACCGAAATCAATTCTATTGAAGCATCTGTTAATGGAAAGAATCATATTTACCGACAAGCAACTGCTCCAGATGGATCTGTTTATCCTTTAACTGAAGGCGATGTTTGGTTCGATACCGATGATGGAAATAAACAATACTATTGGACCGGTTTAGCGTGGGTTTCAGTGCAAGATCTTGGAATTCAAGCAGCAGAAGATGCAGCTGCAGCAGCTTCATCAGCTGCAGCAGCGGCAACTGCAGCATCAGCAGCAGCAACCGCAGCTGCAACTGCGGCAGCGGCAGCGGCAACTGCGGCGCAAACAACTGCCGATGGTAAAAATAAGATCTATCGACAAACAACTATGCCAACTACAGGTCCTTTCACAGAAGGAGATCTTTGGTTTGATACAGATGACGATAACAAGTTTTATCGTTACACTAGTGGTGTATTTTCTCCTTTTACTCTAGGAAATGAAGCTCTTGCTTCTTTATCTGCAACTAAACTTACAGCTGGAACTATTGATGCTTCTGTCATTACAGTCTCAAATATCAATGCAGGAAATATTTCGACTGGTGTACTTAATGCTGATCGTATTCAAGCAGCAAGTATTACTGGAGCAAAATTAGTTGCTGGCACTATTGAAGCAGTATCAATTGCTGCCGGTACAATTACAGGTGCAAAACTTGCGGTAGGAACTATTGAAGCAGTATCAATTGCTGCCGGTACAATTACAGGTGCAAAAATTGCAGCATCAACTATTACAGCAAGCAATATTGCTACAGCAACAATTACTGCTGACCAAATCGCAGGTGCCACAATCACTGCGGCTGAAATCGCAGCAGAGACCATCACCGCGGCCGAAATCGCAGCAGCAACAATTACCGTTGACAAATTAGTTGCAGGTACGTTAACTGCATTTACTCTTCAAACTTCAACTGGCACACGTAGAGTTACAATCTCAGCAGCAAACAACGCAATTTCATTTAGAGAAGCTGGAACAACTGTTGGTTGGGTTGGTCCTGCATCTGTTGATGGCGTAGTAATTCATTATGGTTCTACTTTTAATGCAAATGTAACCACATATCCAAATGCGTATGTATCTTCAGGCGACGCTAGAATTGCTTTCAGTTCAACAAAATATGTGCAAGTTAGCACTACTGGAGTTGTTTGCAGCGGTGATTTGTATAGTCTTACAAACTTTTACAATCAAGATACAACTACTACAGCAAACGCAGCAAATACGTGGATGTCGGCAACAACTGGATTAACTCGTAGAAGCACTGCATCTAGTCAAAGATACAAAGAAAATATTGTAGATGTCAGAACAATTACCGAACTTGATCCAAACAAATTGTTAAGCTTACCAGTTCGTGCATTTAACTATAAAGCGGACTATTTAGATGCTGCAGATGACCGGTCAGGTTTAATGTTGCCAGGATTTATTGCAGAAGAAGTTGCAGAAGTTTATTCAATAGCTGCTGATAAAAATGATGGTGTAATAGAATCTTGGAATGATCGTTTTGTTGTTCCAGGCATGTTGGCTTTAATTCAAGATCTACACGTGCGTATACAAACACTTGAGGGGAATGCAAATGGATAATCAGACAGAACTAGACATAAACGTGGTTATTGCTGTATTAAGAGAGCAAATCGGTTTGCTAGCTCTGGACAAAGCAATGCTCACAGCTAGAATTGGGGATCTAGAAACAAAACTCAAGGAGAAGAATGACTGTGAATGACTGGGCTGCTTTAATACTTGCGGTCATATCGATACTAGGATCGTTTGTAGTGGCTATACGTTGGTTGGTAAAACATTTCTTAAATGAATTAAAGCCAAATGGTGGATCAAGTTTGAAAGATTCGGTTGTTAGATTAGAAACTCAAATGGAATTGATAGTAAAGATGCTTACAAAGGAGATAAAATGAAAGAAACTAAGAAACTAATTATTCGTCTTGCTGCAGTTTTTTATGTATCTGCATTAGCAACAATTGGAGCAGGTTCATTATTTGGAGTTCCAGCAGCTACAGCCGCAGGAATTGCTGGTCTTCTAGCAGTTGCTAAAGTTGGAGAATCACTTGCAAAAGCTTATATTGCCGATGGCAAACTAAGCAAAGATGAAATTGACGGAGCGTTTAACGAACCAAAGGGTAAAAAGTGAATCTAACCGAAATTGCTGATGGTTATATTGGTTATACAGAAGGACCAAATAACGACACAACCTTTGGCAAGTGGTACAAATTAAACCATCAACCGTGGTGTGCAATGTCCGCATCAAAGATCTTTCATGAAGCTGGAATGATTAAAGCTGTTGCTCCAAAGACTAATCCTAAAGGTTTTGCATCATGCGATCAGTGGCTAAAGTATTTAACTGCAAATAATCAGTTAGTGCCAATTGGCCAAGCACAACGAGGAGACATTGTTTTCTTTCAGTTTGATAGTGATGCTCAACCAGATCATGTCGGCATTGTCCGCTATCACAATACAAAATTAAAGTATATGAATGTATGGGAAGGCAACACGTCGGACAACAAAAAAGGTAGTCAATCAAATGGCGACGGGTTCTACTTAAAACGACGCAAGTACGATACAATTATGGCAGTTGCACGTCCAACAAGCATTGGAACAGGAAAGAAATAATGGCAGCTGCGGGGGATTTATCAAAAGACATTGGTGAAATACTTAAACCAACTCGTGATAAAAAGTGCATATTAGGAAAGTATTTTGAAGATCTATCAGATGATGATTCTACTTCATTAGAAGTATTGTTAAACTCTACTGTATCTAACGCCAAAATATCTGATCTGCTTAATCGTCACGGATTTGCAATAGGTGAAACTGCAATTTGGAAACATAGAGCTGGCAGTTGTGCCTGCGTGAGGCCTCAATGACAATTTCTGAAGAAGCAAAACAATTACAACTTGAGTCTGATCCAAATGTTACTGAATTACGTCAAACACTCGTACGAACACAAAAAGAATTATCTAAAGCAAAACAACGCACAGAAGAATTAGTAGAAGCCACAATCCAAGCATGTAAAGATGCAACTTTGGCTTTAGGTCCAATGAAACCTATTGAAGGTCCAAAACCAGATAAACGCCGCAAAAGAGCAGAAGTTGCTTTGTGGCATTTAACTGATTGGCAAGGTGCAAAAGTAACTCCTAGTTATAACTCAGAAATCATGAGAACTAGAGTTATGGACTTTACAATAAAGGCAACTAAAATTACTGAAATACAAAGACAAGACCATCCAGTCAATGATGTTGTTATCTGCTTTGGTGGAGATATGGTCGAAGGTCTTTTTAATTATCCAGCTCAATTGTGGGAAATTGATCTTAGTCTTTATGACCAGTACATAACTGTTAGTCGTCTGATTGTAGATGTTGTAAGGCAAGCACTAGCAGTTTATCAACATGTAACTGTAATTGCAGAATGGGGAAATCATGGCCGAATCGGAAACAAAAGAGCAGACGTACCGAAGTCTGACAATTTTGATCGTATGTGTTATGAGCTTGCTCGTCAGTTACTTTGTTCTGAAGAAGCAACTGCTAAAAGACTGACATGGGATCCACGCCATGGTGTTGAAGATATTCAACGCATTGAAATCGGTAATTATCGAGCTTTGCTTATGCACGGCGATGAAGTTGGTAGATCTGGTTTTGCTTCTCCGGCCGGATGGCAAGCAGCTGGAAACCGTTGGAAAGCCGGAGCATACGACTGGGAATTTCAAGATATATACCTCGGTCATTACCATCGTCATGCGCAAGAACCATTGTCAGATGGTCTTGGATCTGTATATTGGACCGGTTCAACAGAGTCCGATAACCGCTACGCACGAGACTCTATGGCGGCCTCAGGTGTTCCTTCTCAAAGATTGCACTTCATTGATCCCGAACGAGGTCGTGTCACTGCTTGTTATCAAGTTTGGTTAGACTAATGAACCGCAAAGAGATCTTAGAAGAAGCAACTTATTTAATTTATAACGATCGACAAGCAGATTATGGAACTCCACAACAAAACCATGATCGAATTGCAAAGCTTTGGAGTGTAGTTTTAGGCATTACCGTAGAACCTTGGCAAGTTGCATTATGCATGAATCAAGTAAAAGTTGCTAGACTAGTCCAATCACCTGAGAAATTAGATGGTTGGATAGATGGAGCAGCTTATATGGCTATTGGCGGAGAACTGGCTACGGAGGAAAAATGACAACACTCATTGCATTTCAACATGATGACTATTGCATCATTGCCGCAGATACCCAAACAACTGGTTATGACATGAGAGCTGATTGTTCTCCAATGGGCAAAATTGCAGAGAATGGCAAGTATTTAGTTTCTGCTGCAGGTTTAGTCCGAGGCATGAATCTGATCCAACACGCTTTTAATCCACCAGCTCCTCCAAGATCAAAGAATCTAGATAAGTTTATGGTGACTCAGTTTGTGCCAAATCTACGCAAAACCTTCGGAATCTCAGGTTATGACATCAAATCTGAAGGCTATCCATCATCTTTTGAGAATGATTTCATAGTTGCCGTCAATGGAACTATCTACTTTATCGATGAAGTCTATGGATTAGAAAAGACAAAAGACAAGGTTTACACAACAGGAACAGGCGCTAAACTCGCTCTTGGAGCTGCTCACGCGCTAGGAATTGATGAAGTAGATGATTATGAAGACGCAATTGAAATCTTAGAACAAGCGGTTAAAACTGCCATTCGATTCGATATAAATAGCGGTGGTCAAGTCCAAGTTGCAGTACAAACAAGAGCTGGAAAGAATCACATTGCATTCCTAGATTAAAAGAACAAAAAAGAAGCCCCTGCCTTTCGGCAGGGGCCTTTTTCTTTTTGTTTTAGCGAACCATCTCCAAAACTCGATCTGAGAGAGATGTTCCTTGATTCATCATGAATCGCTCGCCTGCAGCAAAATCATCTGCTGAACGAGTTGTCCGGGTCCATTGTTCGAACTCTGTGAAAGCATTAACAATTCCCCATGCTGTTCCCTTGATATTTTCTTGTGTAGATCCATTCCAGATTCCTAGAAGTGTTCCACGGCGTTCTTCAACATTCTTAACTTGACGATCTGTCATGTTTTCTTCGATTGGCATTACATCTTTGACGATTGTCCAGAAGTCAGAGTTAGCAACTTTCTTATCAAATAGAGAAGATGAAAGAAGGTTGAATTCTTCATTTGACTTAAGAACCACACCTAGAGTTTGACGAACATCTTCGATCTTGACATTCATACGAGCTGAATGACGGAAAGAGATAGAAGAAGCATTAGTCCAACGTGTCATTCCGTTTGTGCAGATCAGACGAAGATACTTGATTTCAAAGCGAAGTGAATCTGTTCCATCGTGAGTATTTGATGCAACTAAAAATGCTTCTACTGGATCAACATTCTTAAGAGTAAGATCAAGAGTGTTTGGAAGCTTTGCAGCCATAAAGATCTTCTTGCCACCGCGTAATTCACCAGCTGACTGGTAAATCGCACCGGCTTCGTACATAACAGAGTCCACAATATTGACGATGTCGTTGTTCTGGACAATTGTGTATGTAGGTGAAGTGATTCCAAGAACAGAAGCTGATCCGTCCTTATTGACACGAGTTGTAGCAACTTTGTCTTCAAGCTGAACGACTGTCACGCCGCCATTGTTAATTGCTGTAGTTGAAAGTGGAGTGTGCTGAACTTCCCAATCAAGATTTGCATTCTCAAGAACTTGAACTGCAGAGATTTGCTCGTCACTTGAATTTACCCATGTTGCTGTGCTGATCCATGGAGCCTTGCGACGTGCTGCGTTCTGGATTTGTACTGACATTTTTTGCCTCCTGGCGGTTTATTCTGATGGACTCATCAGCAGTGTCATTTAACACTGGACACTCCTTGCGGAGTGTTTCGTCCTTAGATCTTATGAAGATATACTGCGGCAGCTTGGCAATTTATGCATTCATGCGATTCTGCACCATATTTTCCCCAAGCAACTTCTTGAGTAGTTTTACAAAAAACACATTTTGCAATTACATATTTTGGCATAGTAATCATTTGATTTCCTCCTGGCGGTTTATGGCAACCGGTTGGTTGCTCATAGGTACATTCAATACTGTCCATCGTCCTTTGTACACTTCATTTGAAAAGATCTTTTGGAACCTTTTGGAACCTTTTGGAGTCCGTTTAGTCCAGATCGAGCGGCCAGGTTTGTCCCAGGACCACGGACATATCGATCCGAGTATATTTATACTCCACACAAATGGACCCGCGTCCTGGTGGATCCTGGTGGTTCTGGCTAATCTGTATGCTGCCGGCCAGAACAGATGTTCTAGTAAATAAGATCTTAAAGAAACATTTCCACAAATGGTGGATATTTGTCCACATTCAGTGTATATTGGTCCTTGTAAGCAACCGCTTACCTAAACCGCCAGGAGTAAAAATGAACACAATGTCACAAGAACAAACATCATGGAACAACGTTTGTGGACTTCCAGTTAAGTTTCTATTAACTAGAATTGTATTGAACTACGCAAACGGATCTTCATCTCTTGAAGAATACACAGAATACTACAATCGCATGACTGTAGAACAAAAGCAATTTGCTGATGACATGGTAATGGAAATTGCAATTGCTACAAAGAAGGAGATGATCTAATGTCACCACTTATTAAAGACATTATGAAAGTTACAAAAATGTCCGAATCTAATGCAAAAGAAATTGAAACAATTATTGAAGAATATTTTGATTTAGATCAGTCAGAAGCAACTCAAAGCGAAATCAATTCTACTATTCGAGATGCAGTAGCATTTAAGAATATGAAATGTAATCATCCAAAAGGAACTCAACACGGATTGGAGTGTATCGCATAATGAGTCACAAACTAATTGACGAGAATGGCGTAGAAATTCAAGGAAAGATCAGAATGGTATTTGTCTGCGATATGTGTGGCAACACAGCTGATTTTTACCATGGTATGTCCACATACGCAAAAACTATTGGTGAAAAAGTAACTGGTGAAAGTTATTGTTCTGAAATCTGTGCAAGAAAGGCGGTTGCATAATGACTAAAAGATCTGGAAAACTTAAGTGTGCTGCTTGTGGATCAGAAGTTTTGGTTTCTAGTAGAGCATATGGAGGATTACCGCGTTGGGTTTGCGCTGTTCAAACTTGTATAAACTCAGAAATTGCTTTAGATTTGGAGGAGTCAAGTGGCTTGTAATTTATGTCAAGATAAAGGATTTATTTTCCATATTTTTAGGCAAGAATATGATGTTGAAACTTGTCCATGTCAGCAACCAAAGGAGATTAAAAATGAAACTAACTAAACGTGGTAAACGAGTTCGTGCTGTATTGATCTTAATTGGTCTTTGGGCATGGTGGAAAATATCTGGAAATCTTTGGTGGGTTGAAGATCATTATTGTTGGGGTGAAATGGTTGAATGTTACTTTCCAAAGTAATGGACGACCAACCGGAGAACCGCCAGGTAAACCGGTTGATCGCTAGCGGATTGTACATTATATTTTTGATATTTGTTTTGTCCGCTTATGAAACACGGCAAATCAATGTTACAATGGTCACTACGGACAGATTAGGATATGCGCATGACAACTGAAAATCGAAAGTCCCTTAGCACAGGGCAAGCTGCAAAGCTCATTGGACGCAACTCACGAACTGTTCGTCGTTGGGTTGATCTTGGAAAAGTTGAAGGTTATAAAACACCTTCTAACTTACGTTACGTTTATCAAGATGCATTAGACGCATTGATGAATGGAACCAAAAGCTAACTAACACAACGACTAGGAGGCAACTATGTTTGTGTTTATTTATGCTGTTTCTATCCGCCGTCAGAGGAAAGATGGCTGAAGGTCTTAGCAATCGTTGTAGCCTTTTTATTAGTAACACCAAATGCAAATGCGGTGGACTATAAAACAGCTGCAGCAAGAGTTCCAAAAGATCAAATTGCTTATGCAAAATGCGTAAGTCATCATGAATCAAGAGGGAACTATAAGGCAGTAGGAGATGTGTCTTCTGCAAGAGGACGATGGCAATTTTTAGATAAGCAATGGAGACATGGTTTATCTTTTATGGTTGCAAACAGATTAGTAGATCATGGAATGCCAAAATCTAGGGTTAAGAAGCTGGTGAAACACCTGCAATCAAAGTCCATAGATGCATGGGATCCGATCTACCAAGATGTAGGATTTGTAGCAGCGTTGAACGCAAAGTACCATTGGTCCGGTTGGACACATTGGGCGGTCAATTCTAAATGTAATGAATTAGTACCAACTACAATAAAACGAAAGGCATAAAATGTCAGAAACCGCCAGGGAATGGTTCGAGCCACGACAATTATCTTTATTGGCTGATCCGATTGATGAACAGTTTAATAAGTTTCATCATGAGAATCCACATATCTATCGTCAGTTAGTTGATCTAGCATACCAATGGAAAAATGCTGGACATGACATTTGTTCAATAGATTTGTTGATTAACAAATTGAGATGGGAAATTGGTATCCGATCAACGGGGGATCAATTTGCTATCTCAAACAATTACGCTAGTCGCTATTCAAGGTTAATTGAGGCAACAGAAAAACCACTTGCTAATTTCTTTACTAAGAGAACTTTAAAGAGCTCATGGGACTAGAACGTATTGAAACAAAACGTGGTCATAAATATGAACTCGATGGTCAACCTGTCAAAGGTGTGACAACTCTTATCGGTTCTGGTATGCCTAAACCTGCGCTTCCATATTGGAGTGCAAAATTAGTTGCAGAATATGTCTTCGATAATTTTGCAAACCTTCCAAACTTGATGACTCGTGAACGAGAAGAAGCCGTAAAGTTCTTGAAAATGATTCCTTGGAATCAACGAGACAAAGCGGGAGCACGAGGTACAGAAATCCATGCAATTGCTGAAACTATTATTCATGGTGGAGAAGCTGAAGTTGCTGGTGAGTTTGCTCAGTATGTCGATGGCTATGTTGAATGGCTAGATCAATGGGAAGTCATTCCTGTTTTGACTGAGAAAGTTGTAGCAAACCGTGTTCATGGTTATGCAGGAACTTTTGATGCCATTCTTAAGTTCGGCAGCGGTCCATTAACTGGCAAAACTTATCTTTGTGATTGGAAGACAAGTTCTGGAGTTTATGGAGAAATGGCAATGCAAATTGCAGCTTATGCAAATGCAGATTTCTACCTCGACGAGGAAGGCAATGAAATACCTATGCCCGAAGTTGATGGATTAGGAATTGTGCATGTATCTCCAAATGGAACAACATTTCATGAGGTGACAGATGTTGATCTTGCATGGGATTCGTTTCTAACTGTTATTGATTTGGCAAACAGATTAGAACATATTGAAGGTTTATTAACACAACTAGGGGGATTAAATGGACAAGCGTCTTGAAAATTATGTAGATGTACCACAGCGAATAAAACTGTTTTATGAGAAATATCCAGAAGGTTCACTGCAAATGGATCCTGATCTGCAGTTTCAGACAGTTGGAGATCAGATTATTGTGATTGGTAGAGCTTATGCTTACCGTCATCCAGGAGATGAAAAGCCCGGTATTGGTACAGCTCAAGAGTATTTACCAGGAAAAACTAATTTTACTCGTGGCAGTGAGATCCAAAACCTTGAGACAAGTTGCTGGGGTAGAGCAATTGGAGCATTAGGTATAGGCATAGATAAAGCAATTGCAAGTAAAGAAGAAGTTGAACTTGCAATGGAACGCAATAAACCAGATAAAGTCATGATGAAACGTGCAAATCCTGGTTTGAAGCAAATAGTAGAGTTGCTAGGAGCAAAAGGCATCACGGAGAAGGATGCTATCCTAGCGGCAGTACGCGGTTTAGTTAACCGTGAAATAAGTTCGAGCAATGAACTGACTGATGATGAGATCACGCTTATTATCAAAAACCTGGCGGTTGTCGGTTCATGACTCGAATGTCTTGGGACAAATATGGATTGGAGATTGCGAGAGCAGCCTCCTATCGCAGTGAAGATCCATATCTAAAAGTTGGTGCATGTGTTCTACGTGGGGATAGAAGCATAATAAGCATCGGCTACAATGGGGCTGCGCCTGGCGTCGATATTCCTTGGGGAGATAGAGACGCTAGGCGTGGTTTTGTAATACACGCAGAGGTGAA